TGATTCATTAGATGGATTTTGGACTGTTTATTACCCTCAGTTGGTTGCCGATGATTTAATTCCAAGAACTAACACGGGCTCAGGTGCAGACCTTGCGGATGGTGATGGCTTCGCGATTCTTCGTGCGGTATATGACCAAGCGCCTTTACAGTTAAAAGGATTACCAGCAAACCAAAAGGTTTTTAATGTAACACAAAGCGTTTATTCTCAGTTAAGGGAAGACATCGAAAACGGCGGTGGCGGTGATTACGGTTTACTTCAGTTAATAAACGGAGTTGAGCAATTTACCTTTAGAGGCGTAACCGTTATTCCTCAGTATCGTTGGGATGATATCGCAACGTCACTTGGAACAACTAAGCCGCATTATGTGGAATATACAACACCACAAAACAAGGTACTTGCAACCGACGTGTTAAGCCCTGAGACGGCTTTAGAACTTTGGTATGACCAGAAGGACGAAAAGGTGTATATTAAGGCTCGTTTCAAGATGGGTGTTAATTATATCCACCATTCATTAATCAGCGTAGGCTACTAATCTAAAATAAATATGAGTGCAATAACAAGCGGATGGCTTAATCAATGTGTCGATGGAACTTGCGCGGGCGGTATCGGTAAACTTTATATCGCTAATGCGAATCAAGTTACTGGTTTTACTTCCAATGCGACTGCAGCGGTTACGGCGATTACAATGTCATCAACTGCCTCAGTATTTTACGAGGTGGAATTTAGGGACAATTCGGGAGCATTTACGGAAACGGTAACGCAAGACCCAGACACTTTGTCGGTTGCAGTTGAGCAAAGCTTAGTAGGTATTATAAATTGCCGTGACCAAGAGTTAAGAAACTTAATTCAAGACATGGCGGGACAGGCTTGCGGCTTGGTTTGTGTACACGTTGAGAATACGGGTAATTATTGGTTATGGGGTGCTGAGGTTATAGGCTCAAAGAAAAGACCAAGTAGGCTTACAAGTGCTGAAGGTTTATCTGGTGCTTTGTTTACTGATTCTAATCAGGAAACATTGACCATTACTTGCCGTACCACAAACAAAGCAAGATTTATTGTTAACGGCGAAACAGTAATGAACGCCTTAGATTAATAAAAAATGATAGTTAGGGATAAAAGTAAACTGATGATTTACGTTGGCAATGACCCAACGGGAAAGGCGGGAATACTAAAGAAGGCTATCGGAAATTTTACACAGGCAGAACTAAGGGGTTGGCATAGCGTCAACCCCGCATCTGTTAGTCAACACGTCATTTTCACGCCTGAGAAAAATACCTATGAGCCAAGTCAAGAAAACGATTCAAGCAGTACCGAACAGGGCTAACAGAAATTTAAAAAGAAACAATAGCCCTTTATTGGCTTCCGTTACTTTGGATACTTCAAACACCATGTTGGTGCAAGAGGATATTTTCAATGAACCTTCCAGAGAAAGGCTTGATTTCACAGGGGCTAAATGGGTTAGATTCTTTACTCAAAAAGATGACTTTTTAAAAAGTCTTATAGCCATTGTAAACAATTCCCCAACGCTTCGGCGTATCATTGAGGATAAAGTAAATATGGTTGTAGGTGATGGATTTATTCCAATGAAAGGAAAGTCCAACACCCTACTTACAACCTCGATGAAGGGTGAGGTAATAACTGATATTTCTTTAAATGAGATTGAGGAAGTTATTGGACAAGTTAACTTGCACGCACAAAACTTACAAGAAGTGCTTGGCTCATTGGCTTTTGATTACGATGCTTTTGGAAATTGCTTTGCAGAAATTGTAAGGGGAAAGGTTGGTTCTCAGCCTTTCACCTACATTTATCACGTTCCTGTTTATAACATTGGAATCAGGAAAGCAGAGGCTGACCAGATTATAAGGTCGGTTGGCATTTACGATAACTGGGAAGAAGTACCACTTACAACCGAGGGGACATATTACGAAAAAGAAGGGTTTAGGGAAATACCAATTTACCCAGAGTTCAAGAAATTAGAAGACGGTACGGAGCGTTCAATTATTCACGTCAAACAATACGCGGCTGGTTATTTCTACTTTGGTTTACCTGAGTGGATAGGAGCGAAAATGTGGGCTGAGATTGAATACAGAATCCAGCGTTTTAATACAAGCAAGTTTGAAAATGGCTTCATGCCATCGGGTATTTTACAATTCTTTGGTTCAATGACATCGGTTGAGGCAAAGAGCCTTGTTGAAGGTATTGAATCAAAGTTTACAGGAATGGGAAACAATCACAAGTTATTCGTTCAAGTTTTACGAGATGAAAAATTAAAGGCAAATTTTATACCAACCTCAAAAGAAAGCGAAGGCGAATTTTTAAACCTTCAGAATCTTGCAGCTTCAGCGATTGTCGTTGCTAATCGTTGGTCAAAGTCCCTTGCTGGTTTTGCAACATCGGGGCAACTTGGAACAAACCAACAGATACGGCAAGAGATGGAATACTTGCAAAACACCGTAATTAAGCCACGTCAAAACCTTTTGTTATCAAAGATTATTAACCCGTTCTTAAAAGAAATTGGGCTATATAATCCAGCATTCACCGACGTATCGTTTGGTATTTCTAACACTTTGCCCGTGTCTTTCATGGGCGAAATCAAGGTTGAAGAAAACCTTTCGATGAATGAAAAAAGAGAAATATTGGGTTACGCACCCGTAGAAATAGAACAAACAACCCCAACCAATGAGCCAATTAATACAACCGAGTGAAGTAATAGCTGGAGGGGTTGCACGTCCAACACCAGCCGATATAAGACTTGATAAAAGCCTTATTAGTCCACATATTCAAGATGCCGAGTTTCGTTGGATTGTTCCCGCCATTGGCTTAACTTTATATGATTCAATGGTTACAGACAAGGGAAGTTCAACCGCATTTACATCAACTTCTTATCAGGACATTTGGGACAAACAATTAAAATCTTTTTGCGCCAATGCTGTCTTATATGAAGCTTCGCCTTATATGGTCATGCAACTTGGCTCAAATGGTTTATATACCCTTGATAATGAATACGGACAAAACGTCGGGGTTGATGGTTTAAAATTTTATCAAGATACTTTGTTACAAAGGTTGGACGTAAAGAAGAAAAGGATTAAAGATTTGCTTTGCAATTACTCAACACCTTTGACCGCCTTTATTCCCAGCGCCATCGGTTGCCCTGATTCGACTTGCGATGAACACGAGGAAGAAATTACAGACATTTACAACACTTTAGGCATTGTGCTATGATAGAGAAACCAAAAAAAGAAAGGCGATTCCTCAAGGCATTGGGGCGCGTCGGTGAAATATTATTACAAGAGGTTTTAATCAAAGTCGGGAGTAGTTTAATAAAGAAGATTGGAGGTAAAAAACAAATACCTTCAATTCTTTTTTTATTCCTTTCGATAAGCCTTTACGGTCAATTCCCAATTAATATAAATAAACAAAGATTAGGTTTCCAGACCACCGCCGACGGATTGGTTTGGAGGGGTTCATTAAGCGACACCGCAAGTATTCAACCAGTTTCAAATCAATATGCGTGGGTTATTCTTGACACCGTTAACCTAAAATTATATTCATTTGATTTTACTTCCAATGTTTGGAATCAATTACCATCGGGCTCAACAGTTGATACAACATCATTAAGTAATAGAATTGATTTAAAGGTAAATATAAGCGATACGGCGGCAATGCTTTTGCCTTATGCCAAAAAAAGTTATGTCGATACGGCTGGCAGATTTTACGCGCGTCAAGACTTTACGAATGTTTCTTCCTCAACCTTGACTTGGACGCAAACGGACACATTAGTCCCAGCTGGTGTAAACGTGGTGCAAGTTTATAGAAACGGTCAAATACTTTTGCCAACCCAATATACCATACCAACAAACGCATCAGTTGTCATTGGTGCAACTGCTTTTAAGTTAGGGGAAAATTATACAGTTATATTTCCTAAAGGTGGAGGCGGTTCGGGTAGTGGTGGTTCGGGTTCACTAACCTCTATTTCTGGAGGAACAGGAATAACGGTAAGTCCTGACCCAATAACAACCACGGGCACGGTGTCGGCTGACCTTACCGTATTAATGGAGTTATCTGATACGGTTACGTTATCCAATAGAATAAATAATAAGGTAAATATTTCTGATACGGCTTCAATGCTTCTTCCTTATTTCCGTGATGCCGATACCTCTTTATTAAATCTTACTTCCAGATTTGCATTAAAATTAAATGCAGCAGACACGGCTTCATTGTCCTCAAGAATAAACGCAAAGGGAACAGTATCAAGCGTTGCAACGGGCTTTGGCTTGCTCGGTGGAACAATAACCACGACGGGAACTTTGCTACTTGATTCTGCGGTTGTATTTACACGGATACGAGATTCCATTGTTGACGTTGCCATTGGGAATGATACCATAAAGATTTTAAAACAAGAATACACAACCGCCACAACAAGCGTATTAACATGGACAATAACGCCTAAATTTCCGATTCAATTAAAGGCTTATATTTTAGTTTTTAGAAATGGTCAACTTTTAAACAATGACCAATTTAATTTAACCGATACAAATCAAATTACAATCGTTTCAACCTCATTTAAAGTGGGCGCTAATTATACCGTCGCAACGGTTAGCGGCATTGGTTCTGTTGGTTCGGCTCAAGGTGACCCTGTTTATCCTGAGGCTGGAATTGCGGTTAGTACGGGTACAACATGGACAACATCTATTCCTAATAATTCAAATAATTGGAATATTGCCTACAATGATAAAATAAACAATGCAGTATTTTCAGGAACAGATACAAAGACATTGACATTGACGCAATACGACGGCGGTACATTTTCGCCAACGTTTACCGATTTGCAAGGCGTGACGGGTTCGGGAACAATAGGTTTTATTCCAAAATTTAGTACAACGACCGAGGTAACCAATTCTGTTATTCAAGAAAGCAGCGGAAATATTGGCATAGGTGTAGCGCCAATAGCAAATCTTACTTTTGACGTAGCTAAAAATATTTTATTAAAATCTGGCAGTACGGGAATTGCATCTATTTTGTTTTCGGAAACAGGAACACCCTCTTCTACCGATGTTGAATTTGGTGGCATATTGAGATATAATGGCATTCTTGATAGAATGGAATTAGTAACAAGAGATAATTTAGGTGGTTCAAATGTTACGAATACAGGCTTAACAATGGATAGGATTACAGGAAATATTGGTTTATTAAAACCTACAACTATATCCTCAACCTTAACCGTCACAGGCGCAATTACCGAAGGCGGCAACAATGTTTTAACCAACCTTGACACCGCTTCGTTATCAAGTCGTATTGATGCAAAGTTAAGCGCAACAGACACAGCTTCTCTTTCCACCCGTATTGACCTAAAATTAAATAAAACTGATACGGCTACAATGCTTAATCCTTATTGGAGGTCTGGCAAGTTTTCGGGAACTTTACCAATAGCCAACGGTGGAACAGGCGCTGAAAATGTATCCGTAGCAAGAAGTACGCTTGATGTTGGTTATGTTTTTGTAGAATCAACCGCTGGAAGTTCAATTAATTTATCAAGTAATCGAGTTTCTATTGTAAATACTGGCGGCGCTTCAACAACATCCATAGATTTAACAACCGCAACAAATGGAAGGCAATACATGATAAAAAACCTTGCAACAGGAACAGTAATTAGCACCGCATCAAATGTTATACCTTTTAGTGGCGGTTCAGCTGGAACTGCAATTTTATCAGCTGGAAATGTTACGCCTCAATGGGTTACATTAGTTGCTGATGGCACTAATTGGCATATAATGCAAAGAAATAATTAAAAAACATAAACATGAAACAACTCCTTCCCCTCTTCCTCTTCCTTTTGCCTTGCCTTGCATGGGCACAGTATCCGAGCAATGGCAACCAGAAAATAACGCTCGGAGAACAGACCAGTGCCGATGGGCTTATTTTTCGGGGCGTACTTGCAGACACAGGCATTATTACACCATTAAGCGATACAAGTGCTTACATTATTCTTGATACGGTAAATCATAGGTTTTACAATTATAATCGTGCTACAAATGTATGGAGCGTGGCTGGAGGTGGTACTGCAGTTACAACCTTTAGCGCGGGAACAACTGGATTAACACCAAGCACTGCAACAAGTGGCGCGGTAACATTGGGTGGAACTTTGGCGGTGGCAAATGGGGGAACGGGAAGTGCAACGCAAAACTTTGTAGATTTAACAAATACACAAACAGTGGGAGGGGTAAAGACATTTACAAGCGATATAATTGCTACAAGATTTAGACCAAGTGCGTCAAGCGCTATTGGTACTGGTATTTATTTGCCAGCTGATAATACACTTGGATTTTCAAATAATGGCAATCAAAATATGATAATTTTAGAAGGAGGAAACGTCGGTATAGGTATAGCTAATCCTTCAAGAAAGCTTGATGTCAATGGAATTATAAAAGCATCTATTTTCGATGTAAATGGTCAAGGTTTTTTTAGAGGTGATGTTACTGGTGAAATGCATCTTCAATCTGGAACAACTAATATTTCTTTTAGAAATAATGACAATAACGCATATCTTGCCGTTATTACAAATAGTGGCAACGTTGGCATTGGAACGACAAGTCCACAAAGCGGTTATCGTTTACACGTTGTTGATAGTGTGTACGTTGGAGGCAATGTTAGTGCATCTGCTTATACTACACGTTCTGATTATAATTTAAAAGATGATATTTTTGATTTAAAATATGGATTAAAAGATATTTTGGAATTAAAACCTGTTGAATATACATATAAAAGTAATGGAAGCAAACAACTTGGTTTTATTGCTCAAGATATTGGTACAATTTTACCAGAGGTAGTAAGTTTTGAAGAATCAATGTCAGTAAATTATCAAGCCATTATTCCCATCCTCACCAAAGCCATACAAGAGCAACAAGCCCTAATTAAAGCCCTTGAACAAAGAATTATTAACCTCGAAAATAAATAAAATGAGATACCTATTATTATTTCTTCCCTTGTTTTCCTTTGC